ACCTCTTTCATTGAAAAAAATGCAACACAAAGGGTGGTTAAACCCACTCGAAGTAGCGTATTTGAGTCTTTTGAGAAATGTAATGTTAAAGTTATAGATCCCACTGACCTCTTAGAAGATTATGTTTACACATTAGTGCGAGAATATCTTTATTCCGTCCTTCATGTCCCTGTTTCTAGTGTTTCTGATTCTGCTGAATTTCACTTCCACTTCCCCTGGGAAGAGGTTAAAGAGACAAGGTTTTTCTACAAAGGGCGATGCCCTGAAATCTCTAGGATTTCAGGATGCTATATATGATTTTAATCTACCTATATATGATGTTAATCCGAAAATTGAAATTCTACCTCTTGATGAAATTAAATCTAATAAGGTACGAACTACCTTTAACCCACCTCTTGACTTTCTGTGTCTTCAGAAACTCCTTTACGACAATCAAAATGTCGCTATTGTTGAGAATTCTGAATACAGTTGGATAAAGTATGGGTTTTCAAAAGAGTATGGTGGAATGGATAGAATTGGATTATTTCTTGAAAAGTTTGAGTATGTAGAGGAAGACGATGGTCGTGGATATGACCGTTCAGTTTTACTTGAAAGAGTGTATAAGCTCAGAAATGAACTTTTAATATGTCCTTCCGATGTATTGTTTTTAGTTGACTACGTGACCGAACACACCGTCCACCCTCTTATAGGGTGTCCTGATGGAGTGATTAGGAAGCGCTTAACTGGGAATAATTCCGGAAGTAATAACACTTGCTCAGACAATTCAATTAAACATATCTTTATACTTTTTAGGTTAGCTTGTAAAGCTTTTTTCAAGCATAACCTTCGTTGGCCGTCTCTGGTAGAAATATTAGATTTTATGACTGCTTGCGTATATTCTGATGACTCTTTAATTGGAGTCCAATTGTCTAAACTTAATTTAACTCCTGAGGAATGGAGAGAATTGAAAGCCGAAGTTTATGCCGAGTATGGTATCCCTTTGAAGCCCTCTCAACATTATCACACTTTTAGAAATATTGGGGATCGAATCGACGTGAAACATAGTTTTCTAGGATCTTCGTTCCATTTTGATACTTTTATAAATAGATATGTACCATTTCCTAGAGTGGAGAAAATCTGCTCTAGCCTCATGTATTTTCAAAAGAAGCTTAGCCCTGCTAATCAACTTCTTAAATTTTTAGCAATTCAATTACTTTCAACATATGTACCTGAGCTTAATGATATCACGAGACAGTTAGTCGAGTG